TTAAGATACGATGCCATTTACTTAGCCTGTAGCTACGGAACCAGCTCCTCTTGTTACAGGTGCACCAATACCACCACCAATTGGGGTGTTTAATGCGTTATCGTATTTAATTGACATTGTAATTGTTGCTGGTTCGCTTGACTGGTAACTGAAATCGTTATAGTTTACGTTTTCAATATAGCAACCATAAAGTTCCCAAGTTTCTAAAACACCAGGTGCTGTTGAACCATTGCCACCATCAAGTACTTCATACTTTAATGTAAATTTGTAATCAACACCAGATACAGAACTCATTTGCTCGAAAAAGTCAAACTGCTTCTGCATTTGCTCGCCTACACGACGAGTCATCTCACCATTAATATCATCACGCAAGTTAATTGTAAGGGGGTCCCATGTATGTTTACCAATGATATTGATCTTTGAGTTGTAAACATCTAATACTTGACTTTCGAATGATGCTGTTGGGCGAGTGATATCCATTACATTTTTTGTAATCTCTGATCTTGGAGTAGTAACGCCAAAGTTTTCCATAATCGCTCTAAAGCGATACTTCATTTTCGGCATCAAAGTACCCTGAGATCCAGCTCCACTAATTGGAACTGTAAATTTTGTTAATGACGCTACGGACATATTATTCTCCTAATTTCTTATTATATTTATCTACATGTTAGGGGTGGCTTTCACCACCCCTAATCAATGTTTAAGCCCTAAAGAGCCGCTATTTCTCCTGTATTCTTCAATCTTACTGGAATATAGATGAACTCTAACGCCTTAATTGGCTCAATTGCTACGTCAACGTATAATTCGTTACGGTCAATTCTAGCCGGTGTGTTGTTAGACTCATCACATACTACCAAGTAATCACCAATTGCTCGCTTAGCCAATAGTTCGTTACAGAATGAATCAATTACGCCCTTAATTTCATTACGGGTTAATTCATCATTTGGTTCGAAAATAAATGGTTTTGCGATAAGATCTAGTTGACGTCTCATGTAAGAAACAAGTCTTGAAACGTTAACTCTATCAATTGCTGATGAAGTGGAAGAGCGGGTCTTGTTACCGAAGTTCATTAAACCACTACCATTAATAAATGTAATTGGGTTAATGTTATCAGCATATAATACGTCACGTAGTCCTTCTCTTACTGCGATGCTGTTAAACTCACCAACGCTGTCAATGTAACCAATTGCTGTTGCATTTGAAACCTTGCCTCTGTTTGTGCCAGCGGCTGCAAACCATGGATAACCTACACTATCATTATAAGCAAATGTGCGTAGAATCATATGGGATGCTGGAACAACAACACTGTTACCAGCCAAGTCATTAGCAAAACCTGATGGGTAATAAACTGACATATACTCATTGTTAGTTACTAGTCCATCTTCGCCGTTGTCTTCTGCGGCGGCTGAGTTTTTACTCCATGCTTGGATATTTGCGGCAGTGTCTGATAAACGGAACGGCGCATCGCCAATAACGTGTGCTGTTTCCTTTCTATCAACGTTTAGTGTAGTCATATTAGATATCAGTTCTGGATAACCTGGAGCTGCAATTAAGTTAAACTGACGTTGCTCTTCGCGAATATCTGTATTGGCATCAACTGCTGATTTCATTGCGGCGACAATAACTGCACGTTGTGACTTACGGCCTGCGCTTAATGAACCATTTGAGTTTGTGCCTGACTTATTTGCCCAGCGATCTGGATAATAAGTAGCAACAGATTCACTTGACATACGTGGGTTACCTGAAGAATATTTTGCTACTGTTACTTCGTCTGCTCTATATTCTTTTACTGTATAACCACTACGTCTTGTGTTCCATAACATCATACCACGTGGATAGGATGCTGGATCTGGAGCATCTGGATCTAAGAAGTCATCACTTAATAGGTCTGCAATGCTTGATGCGGTTCCAGCACCTGTGCCACTTACTTTAGCGGCGGCTGCTGTTTGCCATCTTGCATCAGCAAACAAAATACCGTTTGATGATGTTTGATCTGTTCCATCAATTAATACCCACACACTTGACTGATAACGATATAACTTTGGATAGTTTTCAAGATCTGAAGTATCAACCCAAAGGTCACCGTTTACAAGTGCTGTAGCATCTGACTGTGTCAAAGGCTCTGCGGCTGCAAAAATTGGACCTGCTGGATCTGTTTGACTTAAATCATAACCACGATAATCTGTGGATACGTTTTGATAACCTTTCCATGTTGTGCCATCATGAATCATAATGTCAGCAACAAGTGTTGTGTCATACCATAAATCGCCTGCGGCTGGATCTGATGTAGGTGTTGTTGCAGATGCTTCGTATGTTAACTCTTCCCAGTTTGTACCAATTAAATCGCCATCTGGCAATGTATATACATTAGATAGTGAAGCAGAAATGCCTGCGTCTGCTAGTGGTGTGCCTGATGTTTCACGAAGTACTAAATCGTCACCTTTAGCGTGTACTAATGTAACCGCACCTGAAGTTTCTACTCTTGCGGAAACATCTGTAATTGCGGCGGCGCTAACTGCTGTTAAGAAATCACTTGCGGCTGTGCCACCTACTGCTACAGTTGTACCGTTAATTGTAAAGGTTTCTGCGGCAACAAATGTTGGTGAAGTATTTGAACCAGTTACAGCAAGTTCGCCTGAACTCTTACGTCTGTATGGTTTAAATGTGACTTCATCTGCAGAAGCAACGTCGTGGTCAACTATTAGCGTACCCACTGCGATTGTTCTTGGATCTGTACCACCTCTTCCTGTTGTAGCATCTGTAATAGAATCATAAGCATATACTGTCTTTGATTCCCATAGGCCTGATGTTGATGAGTACACTTTAACAACAATATTATTGCCGTTAGAGCCACCCAGATATCCATCAAGTTTAACCCACATACTGCCTGAAGGTGCTGGAGTTGCCGCACCTGTTTGCCATGTAGGAACTGTAGTGTAACCACTCTCTTGTAGTCTTGGAGCATTAAAAGTGCCTGCTGTAATGCCCATGTCTGCTAAAGCAGTACCTGACACATTAGCGAATGTAGCTGATGCAGATGGTGTTACGCCATCTGATGCTGACAAACCAATGATGAAAATTTCTAATACACCACCGTTATTGTATGCTTGTACACCGGATATTGCCGCGCTACCGCCTGTAAATACACCATTAATGTCGCTAACAATATCGTCAACACCTGTGCCTGTAAATGTTACAGTACTGCCATTAATACTAAATTCATGACCGATTGTAACAGCACTTGGAGTTACTGAGATTGCTGGAAAACTTGATGCCCATGATGCATTTCTTGTTGCAAGGGCGTGTGCGGATGATGTAATTGCACCGGAACCAACTGCTACCCATGTGTTACTAGTAGTTTTGTAATAAATTGCGTTGTTTGTTGTTGCTGTAACAACTGTGTAATCACCAATTGAACCAAATGAAGCATTTGGAAGATATGATGGGTTACCTGAGTGCTCTGTAGCACAAATTGTAGGTATTGTATATGTAAATGTTTGTGTTGTGGCGTTCCAAACGTGTAAACCCCAAACAGTGTTTGTTAGGTCTAACCAATGTGTGCCATTGACTGGTGTGCCTGTAGGTGCTGTTGCTGAGCCTGTTAATTTACTTAAATCTACATCTGCTCGTAATACATACGCCTGATTGGCAATACCTAGATATGAATATGCGGCTTGTAAACCGTA